TTTGAGAGCAGGCAATCGTTCTACGACTATGAGCGGAAAGAGCGCTTTACTTACGCAATAAAAAGAGCGCGGTTCCGTATCGAGGGCATATACGAGCAACGCCTGCACGCGACATCACAAGTCGCCGGGCCTATATTTGCGCTTAAAAACATGGGGTGGTCAGACTCGCAAAGTCTTGAGCTAACAGGCAAGGACGGTGGGCCGGTACAGCATACGGTGATATGGGGCAAGTATGACGGCAACTGATGTCAAGGTAGAAATGCCGCCTATTTTCTACACCGCAGTCAACCCGCCAAATATGCGCTATCGCGTATGGTACGGCGGGCGCGGCGGCGCCAAGAGCTGGAGCGTGGCGCGTATCCTGTTGTTGTTGGGTAAAGATAAGCCGCTACGTGTATTGTGCACCCGTGAGTACCAGGCAAGCATTGCCGACAGCGTACATGCTCTACTTTCCGACCAGATAGCTTCACTACAGCTTGAGGACTTCTACACCATCAAGCGCGACGAGATAATCGGCGTCAACGGCACACAGTTTACCTTTGCCGGTATCCGGCGTGACCCGAAGAAAGTCAAGTCAACCGAGGGTGTTGACATAGCCTGGGTAGAAGAGGCTGATACGATAAGCAACGAGAGCCTTGACCTACTGATACCAACGATACGCAAGCCCGGCAGTGAGATATGGTTTACCTTCAACCCAGACCAACCCGACGACCCGGTGTACACGCGCTTTGTCGCTAACAGCAGGCCCGACGCACTTGTAACCAAAGTCAACTACACTGACAACCCGTGGTTCCCCGACGTGCTCATGAAAGAGCTTGAGTGGGACAAGGCACACGACACCGACAAGTACTTGCACGTATGGGAAGGCGAGCCGAGGAGGGCCTCACAGGCGCAAGTATTCAGTGGCCGCTGGCGCATAGAGAGCTTTGAAACACCCGAGGACGCACAGTTCTACCACGGCGCGGACTGGGGGTTTAGTGTGGATCCTACTGCGCTTGTGAGGTGCTACGTGCAGGAGCAGACGCTCTACATAGACGCTGAAGCATACGGCGTAGGTGTTGCTATCACTGATACGCCTGAGCTATTTGACACCGTGCCGACCGCTCGCAAGTGGAACATCATAGCCGACTCAGCACGCCCGGAGACTATACACCACATGCGTAAGAACGGCTTCCGTATGCAAGGCGCGAAGAAAGGCAAAGGCTCAGTCGAGGACGGTATAGAGCACATCAAAGGCTATCATGAGATAGTCGTGCACCCGAGGTGCAAGCACACCATAGACGAGCTAAAGATGTACAGCTACAAGCTTGACAGGCTCACAGGCGAGCCGACACCCGTGCTTGAGGATAAGCATAACCACATGATAGACTCACTCAGATACGCACTTGAGCCGGTGATGAAAAAGAATAAAGCAAGCGGCATATCCGCCGGAGGATTAGGATTATGATTAGGCGCAGTTTGGCAGCATTAGACGACGGGCAATTCCGGCGCGACCTTAACGACGAGGGCCGCCTAAGCGGTGCGGCTATCAACGACGCACTCAGCGAGCTTAACCTACGGCGCAACGTCGCTAAGACGCTCGGCAACTACTACCAAGGGCAGAATAACATACTCGGGCGCAAAATAACTGAGGCCAAAGACGGCGCACCAGACAACCGCATACCGATACCCTACGCACGCAAGATTATCACTACCATCACAGGCTACATGTACAAGCCCGGCGCTGTGCAGTTCTCAAGCGATAACGAGCCGTACTTCGAGCTACTCAAAGACGTATTCTGGGACAATGGCGAGCAATCTAAGACCGCACGCCTCGGCAAGCTATCAAGCATATTCGGCGTTGCCTACGAGATACACTACGTTGATGAGCAGCTCAGGCCGCGCTTTGCAACCGTTCCGGTTGAGGACTTCCTACCGGTGTATAGCAACGATATCGAGCCTGAGCTTGTAGCCGGTGTGCATCGCTACATTGAAAACCTACCCGGAGAGCGTGAGCAAAACAGCGTAGAGCACATTGACATCTATTACGCTGATGCTATTCTCATGTACTCAAAGCAAGGCGTATCAAGCAGCATTGCCGACATGGTGCTAACTAAGGAGCTTGAGCACGGTTACGGTATGGTGCCTGTTGCTGTGTACCGCAACAACGACGAGATAGCCGGCGACTACGAGCACATAGAGAAGCTACTCGACGCCTACGACGTACTGATGTCAGACAGCATGAACGAGTTTGACCGTTTCGCGTGGGCTTACCTGGTGCTCAAGAACCTCAACATGAGCAAGGACGACATAGAGTCAGTGAAGGTCAAGCGCGTGTTTGAGGTGATGGAAAACGGCGGCGTTGAGTTTCTCACCAAAGACATACAAACCGCATTCATCGAGTTTATGCGCGGCTGGATACGTGAAGAGATACACAAGCAGACGCACATACCCGATATGGCCGATGAGCAGTTCGCCGGGCAGCAGTCAGGTATCGCAATACGCTACAAACTCAGCGACATGGAAAACCTCGCAAGCACGAAGGAGATCGGCTTCCGTGAAGGGCTGCGCCGACGGCTTGATTTGCTCAACGCCTTTTGGCGCACGCAAGGCATCAACCTCGGCGACACCCGAGACGTGGCGATAACCTTCAACCGCAACATACCGGCCAACTACCTTGAGCAGGCGCAGATTGTCGGTCAGCTACGCGGGCACGTATCGCACAAGACGCTACTCGATGAGGTTGTTACCTTTGTCGATGATGCACAAGGTGAGATGGAAGCACTCGCTGAAGAGCAGGACGCATTACTGGGAGGATTCAGTGAGCTACAAGAAGAAGAAGCGCAAGAAGAGCCGCTGAGCGATGGACAGGAGTGACCCACGGCGCTTAGCAGCAATTGCCGAGCGCCAACTTGCACGCCTCACTGGGCGTACCGAGCGTGAGATACTCACCATCTACCGCAGCACTCAAGAAGAGCTACGCAGCGAGCTATCACGCGCCTTTGAGCGCTACGCTGTAGACGGCTCACTCACACAAGCTGAGATGAGCAAATACGGCAGGCTCGCCAAGCTCGAGAAAGAGCTAAACACCATAACCGGGCGTGGCACACAACGCGCACGAGCCGCCACCACTTCAGCCGAGCGCCGTGTATTCAACGAGGCACTCGCCCGGCAGCAATGGACAATCGACATGACAAGCGGCAAGCTCCTTCCGTGGGGCCGCGTGAGCGAGCGTGCTGTAGAGGCGGCGATACAAAGCCCGCTTGCTGATGTGGCATTTGACCGGCTGCGCACCGGTAGCCGCCAGCGCATACGCGCAAGCCTCGCCCGCGCTATTGTCAACGGGCAATCATTCCCGGAGCTATCACGCGAGATCCGCAAGTCAATCAACGGCAACGCAAGTGACGCTATGCGAATAGCCCGCACAGAGCTGCACCGCGCTGAGAATGAAGGCCGCCTGCAGGCTACCGAGAAGGCCAAAGAGCTTGGCGTTGAGTCACGTAAGGTGTGGCTTGCTGTGCAGGATGAGCGCACGAGGGCACAGCATGATGAGATGGACGGCACACCCGCAGACGACGACGGACTATTCACCATGCCTGACGGCGCCCGCGGTGAGGCACCCGGCAAGATAGGCGAGCCGCACCACGACATCAATTGTCGGTGCACATACTACGACGAAGTGATAGAAGCGCCCGAGGACGCGCCCGACACCGAGTATCAGAGCTTTGAGCGATGGAGCGAGCAGTGATAAGAGTCAAGCCATACGACGACTACCAACAGTACATCGAGCACCAGCTCCGTAAGACAGCAAGCGAGAAGTCACAACAGAAAGAGGCGCGTAACTTCAAGCGCAACGTTGACCGCTTCGGCGGCGTGTTTGACTTCTGGCTTGCCCGCATAGCAGAGCGCCCCGAGCGTGCTGTATGCGCAGGTGCTCGCAGCGGCGCTGAGGTGAAAGCGCTTATAGACCGCCACATCGAGGCCGTCGGCTATGACCTTCTGGAGAGCTACCCGCTTGTGCTCTACGGCGATATGCACGAGCTACCCGAGGCCGATGGTAGCGCCGACTTTGTATTTAGCAATGTGCTTGACCACTCATACAGCCCGCTCGTGTTCGCCATGGAGCTACAGCGTATTTGCAAACCAGGCGGACACATCTTGCTACAGCTTGCCGTCGGTAGCTCAGACGACGGGCACCGCGCAAACGACGTAGAGCGACTTGACGACGTGTTGTCTTTGTTTGACGCTAAGCAGCTCGCAAGCCGCCCTATCAAATGGCGCGGCAGCATTAACACCGAGGTGCTTCTTTGCAAATCATAATCCGCAGCGTAGGCGAGCGCACCGTACCGCTTATCTTGAAGCAGCACCCAGATGCACGAGTAGTCGAGCACGTTACGCCATTCGCTGAAGCGCTCCGCGTGTGCTTTGAAATGGCGCTTAGCTCAGGTGAGAAGCAAGCGGTATTCATCGACGGCGATGTTATGCCTGACATAAGCATGGCCGATAAGCTATGCGCTCGGCTACAATCACAACCGGATGCTCTGAGTATCGCGCCCCGGATGTACGACCTTCTCACCGGCACTAACCGGGTAGTCGGCGTTCACGCCTACAACGTGAAGTACCTACACGAGGCGCTTGAGGCGCTTGAAGTCACACGTAACAGTATGCGCCCCGAGAGCCGGATACGCAACATAACGCGGCGCACACGGCTCACCACAAAGGCCGCACTTGGCATACACGGCGCACAACAATACTACGCAGATATATACCGCACCGTGCTATTGTGGACCGCAAAGCACGCTAAGCACGAGCGGATGTTTCACGAGTACTGGGCAAGCTCAGACAGTGCGGACTTCACCGTTGCCCGCCTCGCATGGCGCGACGGTAAGCGGTTAGGTATCACTCGGTGCGACGCATCGATATCAATTGACATAGACTCGGTGCTCGCTGAAGCAGGCCTCACCGAGAAGGAGCCGCTATGCGTATAGCAGTAGCACTTGCTGACGGGCACGTATCAACCGGAGATTACGAGCGAATGTATAAGGTGCTTGAGAAGTCTATCGAGCTTATCATGC